GAGCAGCGCCCCAACAGCCTCAAGCACTCTCTGTTTGCTTGCCTTGGTCATCCCGGCCTTGCCTCTCTTCGCCAACGCCGCGAACACATCGGCAAACTGCTCATCACCAAAGGTCAGCGTCCAAATCTCTGAGAACAGGCTTTGCTTCTCGAAGCTGTTCTCTAGCCGGTGAACGGCTTCGAGGCTTATCGACCATCCGCGCGCCTCTGCCGCTTCCTCGATCTTGTGCTTCAACTCTTGCGGAACGGCGAGACTCAAATGGACTCGCTTGCCTGGTTCCGGCTCTCTCACTGCTGGCCTACCTCCAAAATTCTTAGCGTTCATAACTGCTCTCCACTTCTTGTCACTGTCTCAGTTGTTTATCACTGAACAATTGAGTTGTCCAGGGGCGAACAACGGGCTATAGGTTGGGCATCGGTGAACAACCTGACCATAGATAGAGGGTAGTGATGACAGACGAAGCAAAGCGGCCCGTGGCTCTCACGCCAAAAGAGACGGCCAAAGAACTGAGGATGGGAATCAATCAAGTCTATGCTGGCATCAAGCGCGGCGAGATCCCGAGCGTAACGATCGGCAATAAAATCTTGGTTCCGACCAAGATGCTCGATCGGATGTTCGGCAATGGGTGAGGTTGTCGCCTTCCCCAGGCCTAAGAAGCGGCCGGACTGTCCGGCGTGCTGTCTACAACAAGGGTCGATCGGTCATTGGTTGGGCGAATACCTTCCGCATCTTTGCGAGAGGCATCGGCTCGAAGTTCTCATGAGGATCGCCGAGCGGAACTCCGGTGATGATCGACCTCGATCAGCTTGAGCGGTTGGCCGATCAGAAGGAAGCACTGCAAGAGGCGATCGCTGGCGCCTTAGAGCGGATGGATAATTTTGAGGAAGTCAGCACCGCCGAGATCGGTGAACTCCAACGTCGAGTTGCTGACTGGCATTTGGAAAGCATGGAATGTTGCAAAAAGATGAGAAGTCAGAGGATGACCTGATCGCCGAGATCGAGGCATCCGCCGAGAGACTAGAAGCGAGATATCAGGATGAGGCTCCGGACCGCGCGTCCGAGTGGGCTAAGAACCCCACGTTCGACACGCCCGAAGAGGAAGCCGCATATCGTCGCTACATTTCGGAGCCGACGCCTGGGCCGAAGGACTGGCAAGAGCACGTGTTCACGGCCGCCGCTCTTCGCACGATGCAATTTCCGGCCGTCTCCTATGTCGTGCCTGGGATCATCCCGGAGGGTCTCACGATCCTGGCGGGCCGACCGAAGATCGGCAAGTCATGGATGGCGCTCGATCTGGCAATAGGCATTGCAGCGGGCACGCCCGTCATGGGCAACGTCCGCGTCGATGCTGGCGACGTTCTCTATTGCGCGCTCGAAGATAACCCTCGCCGCCTTCGGCGTCGTATCACCAAGCTGTTGTCGCCCTTCGGCAACGAATGGCCTGAGCGCCTGACCATGGCGACACAATGGAAGCGGCTCGACAAGGGCGGCGTGGAAGATCTGAACGGATGGTGTGACACCGTAAAGTCGCCGCGCCTGGTGCTCCTCGATACCTTGGCAGGCATCCGGCCGAACAGAGCAGGGAACGATTCTCTATATGAGGGCGACTACAAGGCTCTCGCTGACATTCATCGGCTCGCCAATGATCGAGGCTTCGGCATTGTCGCCCTCCATCATACGCGGAAGATGGACGCCGACGATCCGGTTGACACGATAAGCGGATCCCTCGGCCTCGCCGGCGCGGCTGATACTTGCCTGATCCTGGCTCGAACCAACAAGGGAACGACCCTCTACGTCCGAGGTCGCGACATAGAGGAAGGCGAGCGCGCCATGATGTTCGGCGCGGAAAATTGCCGGTGGTCGATCCTGGGGGATGCCGCTGAGATCCAGCGGTCGGAATCTCGAAAGTCGGTTCTCAAGGTGCTCAACGAGGCATCGGATCCGATGAGTCCGAGTGAGGTCTCGGCGGTGAGCGGCTTAGAGAACAATCACGTCCGCGTCTTGCTTCCCCGCATGGTCGCCAATGGCGAGATCGTTCAGATCAGCCGGGGGAGATACGCCGCTAAGCCCATAGATCCGTTACGAGTGTAATTATGTAACTCCCGCGTTAAGTGCCTGAAATACCTACAAAGTTACAAAGAGACGAATGTAACAGACCTATAGAGGAGAGACTGAGATGGAACGCCTAACCCCGGAGCAGATCCGGAAAGCCCGCGCCGAGCTGGTGGCCATGGGCTTGATCGTTGACAGCGGCATGCGGCGCAACGGTGAGATCGTTTGGGTCGCCGTGCCAAAGGAGAAAAATTGATGGACGCGCCTCAGACCAAAAAAGCGGTGAGACTGACCTTGTGCCAGGTGCTTGAGCACATACCAGCACCGAGGGAGATGGTCGCCATGGAGATGCTCCCTCTCGCCGTCGGCATGCTCACGCACTACCTGGGGGCAGAGATGACGGCCCAGGTTCTGGAAAACAGCGCGCGCCAACTAAGAGAGCACAAGGTTCTAGTTGACGCGGATAAGTACCAGACGACAGAGTTAAACTAACACCAACGCAACGTCGTGATGACGCGGCATCCCATAGAAGGACACCTTTCCCATGCCCTTGCTACGCCTTACAGGACCGACCATTGAGCCGGTTGACTTGAGCGACTTAGCGACGTTCGCACGCCGCGAGGATACAACAGAAGACGATGCTCTCCTCGAAACGCTGCTGGTAGCAGCAAGAGAGCACGTCGAGGCTCAAACCGGCCGGTGCCTCATCTCTCAAACCTGGGTTTGGACGGCCCGTGATTGGCCTTGTGACGGCATCATAAAGCTGCCCCGGTCACCGCTGCTGGAAGTGCTGCGCGTCCAGTACCGTGACAGTTCAGGCACGTTCAACACGCTGACCATCAACACCGATTACGTGGTGGACATCACCACCGATCTAGGCACGGTGGAGCCCATCACGTCATGGCCTGCCCTGGGATGTTTCCCCGACGCTATCGAGATCGTGTTTCGCGCTGGCTATCTCGATACCGACGGAAGTCCTGCCATGACTGGCGAAGTCCCATCACGGGCGAAGGTCGCGATCATGAACCTAGCAACGTATTGGTACGACGAACGCACGCCAGCGAACGTTGGCAACATCACGAAGCTGCCCTTGCACGTTGAGCGCATGCTTGCTGGCTTGAGGGTTTGGCAAGAGCCCTCATGATGGGTCGCTTCTACAGCACTGAGGCATGGACACGCATCGCTAAGGCTCAACTGAACCGTGAGCCTATATGCCAGGGTTGTGAGCAGCGTCCCGCGGTGATCGCCGATCACGTCATCCCTATCAAGCATGGTGGTGCTAAGCGTGATCGAGCTAACCTCCAATCGTTGTGTCGCTCATGCCATCAGTCCAAGACGTGTGCTGAGAAGCGTGGTGATCGATGGGTCGCACCTAAGCATCGAGGATGCGATGAGCACGGCAGGCCGCGAGATCTGCAAGGGTAAGGGGCGATCGATCGTGGGTGCCTTTTCCCTCGGACCGATGGGGGCCGCAAAAACTGAGTAGGTAGAAGATGACTAAGCTACACGGACCACAGGACCGCAGAAAAAAGCAGGCGGCTGCTAAATCAACACGGACGGCGGCACCCGCCTGGAAGCGCAAGAAAGGCCGCGTGGCGCGCGTCGTGGCCTTCCTGGAAAGCCTGCCGATCACCAAGGGCATTTTGGCCGGAAAGAAGATGAAGCTGTTACCGAAGCAGCGCGAGTTCATCGAGGAGATCTATGGATCGACCCCTCGACGGGTCAAAATCGCCATCAAATCGGAGCCCAGGGGCAACGGTAAGACGGGACTGTTAGCCGGTCTCTGTCTCTGTCACTTGGCGGGACCGGAAGCGGAGCCCCGTGGTGAGGTCTATTCCGCCGCTTATAACAAGCTGCAAAGTGCTCTCATCTTCGCCGAAGCTAAGGCCATCGTTGAGCAAGTCCCCGAGCTGTTCGACCGAGTGAACATTCAACGCTATGGAAAAGTCATCGAGGTTCTCGAAGGCGACGGTGCTGGCTCAATTTACGAGGCGTTGTCAGCCGATGATCGGCGTGCTCACGGTCTCTCACCGTCATTGTGGATCTACGACGAATTTGCTCAATCAAAGAACACCGACCTCCTCGACAATCTCATGACCGCCATGGGGAAGCGGTCGGAGAGCCTGGGCGTCATCATCTCGACCCAGGCGGCCAACGATCAACATCCCCTCTCCATGATGATCGACGACGCTCTCATGGGCACCGATCCGAGCGTGTACGTTCAGCTAACCTCCGCGCCGGACGATGCTGACACGTTCGATGAGGAGACATGGAAGGCATGCAACCCCGCCTGGGGGATATTCCTGGACGTTGAGGAATTTCGATCCCAGGCCGCGCGTGCTCAGCGCGTGCCGTCCTTCCGCGCGAAGTTCGAGAACCTTCGGCTCAACCGGCGCATCGATGCCGAGACGCAATATATTTCCGATGCCGATTGGATGGCGTGCAAGGGTGAGCTCGACCGTGAGAAGCTGAAAGGTCGGCCATGCTTCGCCGGTCTCGACCTCTCACAAACAACCGACATGAGCGCCGTGTCGCTGTTCTTTCCGAACGATGGCGGCGCTATCCTTCCACACTTTTGGTTGCCTGCTGATGGGCTCATGGAGCGCGACGCAAACGAGGACGCCCACTATCGGCTATGGCGAGATCGCAAGTTGTTGGAGACCACGCCAGGGAAGGCGATCAACTACAAGGCGATCATCAAACGGCTCGCGGAGATCTCGACGGAATACGATCTTAAAGCCGTCGCCTATGATCGAGCATTTATCAAAACGTTCAACGCTCAACTTGATGAGGAGGGCGTGACGCTTCCGATGGTCGAGTTCGGCCAGGGTTACGTGAGCATGTCGCCAGCGGTTCAACTTCTCGAAGCTGCTGTTCTCGACAAGCGCGTGCGCCATGACGGCAATCCGATCCTACGGTGGCACATTGCCAACGCGGCAATCGAGATGGATCCGGCAGGCAATCGTAAGGTCACAAAGAAGCGGAGCAGGGGGCACGTCGATGGGCTGGTCGCGCTGCTCATGGCAATAGGTCAACACGGTCTCACGGCGCCCAAGAAAGCGTCCGTCTACACCACAAGGGGCGTGCTCACAATCGGGGGTAGTGCCGCAGTTTGAAATTTTTGGAACCCTTGACGGCTTGCCTCAGTTTGAAATTTTCGATTTTGTGCGAGCATATTTGACGAGATCGAAGACCAACCAAATTAATTGAGCAAACAAATAAAAGAAGCTCTGCATCAAGAAGTAGCCTAGGGGTGCCTCTGCATCAAGTGACGTTGCCGCGTAGATAAGCACGCACACCGTTGCCGAGATGGTGTTGGCTAGTATAGCTCGGACAGGGGCATCAAGTGAAAAGCGTCGAAGAAGCCACAGGACAAATCGGCTAACGAGGAATGTTGGTACAAGGGATCCTAAAATAAGGCCTATAGGAAGCATCAGATTGGACACAGCGAGTCCCCCTATAAGACCGCTCGTTAGCCGCGTACCTTATAGTGCCCGCGCCGGCCCGGTTTAGGCAACATCTCATCAATCATCGCCGCAAGCTCTTGAAGCTCCCGAAGTCCGACCCATAGCCGTCCAGCAGCACTACCCAATCGGGGCTTGACTTCCTGTGTAATGTTATAACGTAATAGATCCGCTAGCCACCGAGCGTCGGATGACGCCCGATCCCTTTGAAGGAAAAAACCATGGTGAAAATATCAGATCTGTTGGAGGCTCGCTCCGGCGCGCTCGCCACAATGAGGAGCCTCCTCACTTCCTCCGAGACTGAGAATCGCGATCTCACCGCCGAGGAAGATTCAAAGTTCAAATCCCTCAAAGCCGAAGTCTCGACGCTGGACGGTCGAATCGAGCGCGCACGCGCTCTTGCTGACGCCGAGCGCGCTGCTCCGGCGATCCTCCACAACGGTCGCGGTGACGGGAACTTCGAAGATCGTGCGCGCAAGTTCTCTGTGGTGAAGGCAATCGCCTCCGCCATGGGCGAGAGGAGCGTTGATGCGGGTTTCGAACTTGAGATTAGCGCCGAAGCGGAGCGCCGCATGGGTCGCGCTGGTCGCGGTCAGTTCGTGATCCCCGACGCTTACTTCGAAGAAAAGCGGACGTTCGGTGACAATGTGATGCTGACTTCCGGCGTCGGTGCCACCCTGGTGCCGAACGTCCACCGCGATGACTTGTTCATCAATCGCCTTCGCGCTGCTCTTGTGGTCGGCAGACTAGGCGCAACCGTTGTCGACGGCTTGGTCGGCACGGTCGAGATCCCCAAGCAAACGGGTTCAGCGACGGCGGCTTGGGTTGCCGAAGACGGCGCCATGACCGACACGGCATTGGCTTTCAGCGAAGTCAACCTCACGCCCAAGACCGTTTACGCGATCACGTCCTATTCGCGCAGGATGTTGTTGAACACAGTCCCCTCGATTGAGAACATCGTGCGCGGCGACCTGGCCGCGATCATCGCCAATGAGGTCGATAAAAAGGCCCTGATCGGTGACGGCACGTCCAACACCCCGACCGGCGTCGTGTTTCAGTCCGGCGTGAGCGAAGTGTTCTTTGAGAACAACCCCGATATGTGGGCGACGATTCTCAAGTTCATCTCGACCATCCAGAACCAAGATGCCGATGTTGGTTCGTTGGCTTGGGCTATGTCGCCTGATGCAGTAGCCAAGTTCCGGTCAACCCTGAAAGTTCAGGCTGGCACGACCCCCGGCTACCTCATGGATACGCCGGACAATCTGGCCGGTTATCCGGTCGCCGTGACTACAGCCCTGGGCGGTGCTACGGGCGCGAGCTCACCATCAACTGAGCAGCGCGTGATCTTCGGTGCTTGGTCGCAAATGCTCATCGGGCAGTGGGGCGGGACCGAGGTCTTGGTCAACCCTTACGCCGATAGCGCCTATCAGAAGGGCAGAACGTTGGTCCGCATTATGAAGGATATCGACGTTCAAGTGAGGTACGGCCAAAGCTTCGCGTTCGCCGAGGACTTAGAGGTCGCCTAATGAGCAATAGAGAGCGCCGCGCCTTTGCCGCAGAGATGCGAGCAAAGGGCCGGCGCCTCGAAGGCTATGCGGCAACGTTCGGCACCGAGGCACGGATAGGCGACTTCACAGAGACGATAGCGCCCGGAGCGTGTACGCGCAAGCACGCGGGAAGCGTCATGATCGACCAAGGCCAGG